CCTGGGCGATTCTGACGCATGTCATTCGTCACTTGACGAACGTGCTGCGGCAGTTTGTTGATTGTCAGTGTTGGGCGGGCGTTGATCGTTTGACCTTGCACCGCGCCACGGGTAGCCAGTACGTCAGCAGGCCACTGCCAGTGGTTGTCAGGGGAGCCAGCGTAGAAACGCAAGTCGTCGATCTCATCCTCACGGCTTTCAGCCAGTGCAGAGACAGCCATGTCCAGTCGCGCACGGGCAACTGTCAATATATCTGACTCACTCTTCGCAGGCTTACCGCCAGCAGCCACATTAGCGGCTGCGACTATTCCGGTTGGATCATTCATTCCAAAACCCCTAAAATATGAGGCTCACGCATGACGACATACATCTTGCCGTCTTGTTTAAATTCTTGCCCTACGCCAAAGTATACATGGTCACCGACCTTGATGTCTAGGCATTTTGGCCCAACAGCGATGGCCACGCCAGTTTCGGTCTGTGAGTTCGCAGGCAATACAAACAAGGGATGCTTTTCAACATCGCGCTCAATGATGATGCAGTCTTGGAGTGCTTTCATTTTTTCTTCTTTTCCGCAACACTTCTCTTGACCGAGTACGCTATGGCCACGGCTTGTTTCACTGGCTTGCCAGCTTGCACTTCAGCTTTGACGTTTTTGCGGAAGGCTTCGGGAGTTTTGGACTTGACGAGTGGCATTTAAGTCTCCGTGTGAAAAATAGCGTAGTTCAAATGGATGGCTTCACTGTATGCATTGTTGGTCACGTTTTTGATCTCTACCGTAAACGAGCCATTGCTAACGGCCACAATGAACACGTTGTACGCACCCAAAGTGCCGCCAGAAGCCACACTGATTACCACCACATCTTTGGTGCTGACTGTGCTGCAATTGACCACAAACACCGCATTGGCGCTGGGGGCCATCTGCGCGTTAGCCGTGATGATCTGGCCAGAAGGCGTGTTGATCGTAACGGCTGTGGTCTTGTTGTTCAACTGCGTTACGGTGTTGTACGCGCCAGCGGCATAACCAATCGTGCCCGTGGTGGCAATGTTGGTAGCTTTAACAATATCCGCGCCGATGATGTTTTGATCTTCGTATGCGACGCCAATCGGCTTGGTATTTGCCATTATTTCCCCTTTTTGGCTGTTTTAGCCGAGTCTTTAAAATCTTTGGCCGTAGGCGCTGCCTTACTGCCAGGCTTGTTCATCTTCTCGCCAGAGCCAGCTTTGATGCGGGCTTGCTTGGCGTGAATGTTGGCGTAGAGTCCAGGTTTGGTAGCCATTATGATCCCATCCATGATGTTGCAACCACACTACGATCGGATTGTATGCGCCGCGTTGTGTGTTCACGCGACTCCCGATGTGCTACAGGGAAGGCAAAAGTAACGGCAAGAGCGTCGGCTGCATCGGGTGAAGCAAGACCTCGTGCTTTCATTTCCTTTTTACCTTCCAAAAAGATAGTACCTGCGGAATTGGGCTTTTTAGTCGGCCCGATGAGGTCAGCTTTGAGCTGTCTGTCGGCAGAAATCGCGGCTGACCTGAGCCAGTCGCGCATCATACCCCACATCTCGGCTCTCTTATTACCCCACATTATGGGGTTCTTGGCCTTCCAAGCAAAGTTAACCCCGCGCACTTTGTACCGCTGCTCGGTTAATCTGTCAAGTATCCCGTAGCCAAGGCCGCCCTCATCGATGACAGTCAGGGCCGGCTTGTATTCCTCGATCGCTTCGATAACGTGACCAACTACGCTCATGGTGTCCTCGCCTTTAAACCGTTTGATGGCCACCAGGTCACGCCCTTGGCGCACCACAATGACTGTTGAGTCCATACCGCCGCGGGCTGGGTCAACACCAATCACAATCGGAGCTGTCAGGTCTTTGTACTTAGGCCGTTTGAACGCATCCTCGACTACAACGGGCGAGATGAACTGGTCTTCGCCGGCAGCGGGGAACTCGCCGTAGACCTCGATGCGGGCCTGTATGGAGTCTTCGCCGTACTCAGCGATGATCTGGTCATAGACCGCTTTGTCTGTGCCTTCAACGGTTCTGGCATCGATGATCTCGGTGTCCCAGAAGTCCCGTTTGCTGTTAAACGTCTCGAAGAAGTACCCGGTGTTTCGCCGTGGGTTACTGAACGCAAACCAATACCTGTCCAAAATCTTTTCGGTAAAGAAGCCGCTGGCAACTGACCAGATGGTGTCTGGAATACCGCTGGCTTCGTCAAAGATCACCATCATCCCATCGTGGTTGTGGACACCGGCGTACGAGTCTGGGTTCTCTTCACTCCACAGCTTCCCCTCAGCCGCCCAGTAACGAGTACCCTTCTTGAGGTCACGCTCGACCAGCTCGGTCAACCACTGTGCAGGAACCAGCTTAGTGGCGCTCGGCTCCCACCAGTGCGAGTTAATCGCCATGGTAGCCCACTTAGTCAGCTCACCCCAGGTCACTGTGCGAAGCTGGTTCTCACTATTAGCTGAGACAATGACGCTACTACCTATCCGAGTTGTCAGCATCCACAAGATGAGCCAGCTTACCAGTGCCGACTTCCCAATACCACGACCAGACGACACAGCACGCCGCAAGGCATCCATGTCCACCTGCCCACGGTTAGCCTTGATGTGATCGGCGATGCTGCGTAGTGTCCTACGCTGCCATGCCCGTGGGCCTTTGAAGTGTTCGAGTGGGGTGTTCTTCTGCCCCCATGGGAACGCAAAAAGTACAAACGTCTCTGGGTTGTCTGCAATCTGGGAACTCCAGAGCTGGGTCATCAAGACCTGCTCGTCCTGGGGTGAGTAAATTGGTTTTTGCATATCAGTCAAACAACCCGTTAACGATCCAGATGACCACAACCATGGCAATCACAAGTAATACCAGCTTCATTCCTTAGCCTCCACATCAATCACCTCAGCTTCGATTACCCTAGCTCTAGCTTGCGCCAGCGCATCGGTAATACTGATCGACCCGCCCAGCTCCACGGTTTTAGTCTCACCGTACTTTTTCCGATTGTGCGCACCCATGAGCCACTTGCGAGTATCGATTTTGAGCCTACTCCTATTCACATCTTCAAGTGTGTCATCCGCATCAGCAATCTCGATGATCTCGCCGGCCATGAACTCGGTGCGCATCTCCTGCGCCTCGGCAAACAATTGGCTGCGCTGGGGATCCTTCTTGATCCACCGGTAAAAGTCGTTGTAGTCGATCTCGCGCTGATCGTCCCGAAGGACTTGCGACAAAGATTTGCCGTGGGCGATTGAGTCGATGACCCGCATAAAGATGTGCTCGTACTGAGCCAATGCGAGTGCTTTCACCTCAGGGGGTGATGTGGCAAGCGTGCGAGGTGCAGGGTCTAGCCAGTTGGGTAGTTCGATTTTGGTATCGCTGGTCATTGTGACATCTGCGCCTACAGGATCGGGATTTAATGATTCCATAGTGCTGTGATGCTATCACGGGATGGGGAGGATGTCAAATGGAGTAGATGAACCCAGTGGGTCTATGAGTAATTTGAAAAAATAAAAAATTGTTCGTGATACCTCCCCGTCTGGGCCCCTTCGGTCGTCGGCCCTACCCGGCCCCATCGCCCAACTGGCACGGATCCTGCTTCGCGCCGCCGGCCATCGCGGGCCGCTGGCCATCGCTGGCCACCGTGCAACCTGGCCGCCGCGGGATCGCAGGCGCAGGCCGCCGCCGGTGAATCGATGCGACCATGTGCACCCAGCGGGTGAATCAGTGGCCACAAAACCCAGCGGGTGCACGGGATCGCTGGCTAGGATCACGGAAACCCAGCGGGTGAGGGATCAACCCAGCGGGTGCACGGGTTCGCGGGATCGCTGGCCAGTGCGTCAATTGTGACATCGCGCAGGCGAGGGGGAAGAAATACACTTTTCTGAAAAGCACAAGGATTCCAGAATTCTTAAAATCCTTACCCCGCTGTAAGTCACAACTGACGCACCCTAGAAGCAGGGAAACCCAGAGGGTTAGGGAAAGCACCTAGATAAATATTTATCGAATAGTGTTGACAAGCTCACCCGCTGGGTTATAATTTATTCACCGGCACACAAAACCGGCCCCGTAATTTGTAACTGTAACCTGGAGAAAACATCATGAACAAATCAGAAATCCGCGAATTGAGCAAGATCGAGCAATATCACGCCGCAGGCTTAGGCCTTGATTTTGTGGCCCGTGCTTTATCGTCATTGATCCGCTCGGCACGCACCAACAAGAGCGCCGCCGCTTTGCGCGAGCACGCCGCCCGCCTTGGTGTAGTTGGTCACCCTGAATTTATCGCTTGAGGGGTACACCATGAACCTGAATAATCCTGCCACCCTGATCGCACTGCACAAGGCCAACGAGATCGCCAAAGCTCGCAAGCTGGCCCTGAGCACAATCGAGCGCGAAGCGCGTGATGCGTCAAGCATCGAAGCTATGCAGGGCGTGATCAATCGCGCACTGATCGAGCTGGCCGCCGCCGAGCGTGAAGCCCTTACCCGATAAATAACCCGGCCAGGCTTCGCGCCTGGCCATCATTGGAGAATTGAATCATGAACAAGCACGCACTGCACTACATCGAATTGAACCCTGAGCGCGTACCCGTTGAGGAACCCTCAGACCTGGCCATTGTGGCCGGCGCTGCTGCCCTAGTTGCTGCGCTGGGTTTTGTCCTTATCGTTTTGTTTTCACTGTAACCCTGGAGAATCGAATCATGAAACTAAAATTCACCCCTGGCCCCTGGTTCGCTCGGCCTGCTATCCGAAGCGGAGAATTCAACGTTACCGCACAATCCGGGGGTTTCGCGCCCTTGGCCAAAGTCAAGGGAGACAAGCGAGGCACGAGCGCCGACGCCCTGCACAATGCCCGCCTGATGGCCGCCGCCCCTGATCTGCTGGCCGCCCTGCTGGCCATGCTTGAGCACTGCCCAGACCTTGAGAAAACCGGCGAAATCGTTCACGCCGTGAAGCTCGCCCGTGCTGCTATCGAGAGGGCCGCGTAATGAAAAACGAAAATCCCGTATTACTGGCCGCCGCCGTTGATCGCCTGGCCACAATCAAGGCCCAGATCGCCGACCTGAAGGCCCAAGAGGATCAGATCAAGGCCGTTCTAATCGAAGCTGGCCAGGCCGCTATTGAGGGCACGATGCATTGGGCCGCCGTTAGTTTCTGCCCTGGCCGTGATGTAACCGACTGGCGGGCCATTGCCGAGCACTTTGCACCATCGCGCCAACTGATCACGGCGCATATGGCCACTGGGGCCGCGTTCTACACTGTGCGCGTAAGCGCTCGGAAGGGTTAACCGTGAACCTATTCAATCAATTTATCAATGACACTTTTGTAACCCGTAACTGTAAACCTGGAGAATTGAAAATGCGATACGAAGACACCGACCAAGATTTTGCCGAGTACACCGCCGACGATGAGCGAGCGCTCGCCGACATGGAGCGCGAGATCCGCACCGAAGCACGCAAAGCTCAGATCCGCGAACAACGTGAAAAGCTCGAAGGGGGCCAAAAATGAAATATCATTTCATTCTAAAATCTGCGAACAGCAAAACCGGCCCGCTGCCCGTCACCTATTCCCAGCGGGAAACCTGCCCGGAAAGCTGCCCACACTACCGGGCCGATTGTTATGCCGAGGATTATTACACCCGCATGAGCTGGGACAAAGTGGCCGAGAGAGGGGGCACGCTGGCCCAGCTTTGCGAATCAGTGGCCGCCCTGCCTGCTGGCCAACTGTGGCGGTTTAACGTGGCCGGGGATCTGCCAGGCGCAGGCGAGCACGTAGACGCCGCCGCCCTGGGTGAGATCGTACGGGCCAACACTGGCCGCCGGGGCTTTACGTACACCCACAAAAAGACACCCGAAGCGCTTTACTGGGCACAATGCGCCACCGACTGGGGTTTCACGGTTAACCTAAGCGCTGATGATGCAGGCGAGGCCGACGCCCTGGCCGCCGTATCGCGTGCGCCTTTAACGTGCATCGTGCCCATGGACACACCAGAGAAAACCGAGACACCCGAAGGCCGGACAATCATTGTCTGCCCAGCTCAAACCCGCGAAGATATCACCTGCGCCACCTGCGGGCTTTGCGCCCGTGCTGATCGCCGCGTGATTATCGGTTTTCGCGCTCATGGATCCAGGGCACGAGTAACCGACGCGCTGGCCCGGCGCGTCATTCCTATTTTGAAAGCATGAATTTATGATAAACCTTGAAAATCTAACGGCCACCGAAGCCGAGCGCCTAGCCTACTCTGAAGGGTTCCCAGGCACGGCCAGACAATTTGCACGGATCGCCGACCTGCAGCGGGCGCTCGGCCAGGGTGTTGCAGCCCTTGACGAGATCGCGTATCACGTAACCGAGAAGCACCGGCCAGGCGCAGCAAAAGAAGCCTTGGCCATAATTGACGGGATAGTAGACCTATGGGAGATCGAGCGATGAACTACACCGAAGCAGATTACATTACCGCGGGTTTTCGATTTGAGAGGGATCAGATCCCGGCCCAGTCGCTGCGCCATATGATCGAATCCGAAGCCCTAGATTTTCGCGCCGAAGCTCGCCGCCTGATCGAGCAGGGCCGGGCCGAGGCCAGGTTATCGGCGGCCACCGCATGAGCGCCCTAATCGCCGCCGCTATCGTCGCACTGCTGGCCGCCGCCTGGGATCTGTAACCCGCTGGCCAGGTTTACCCCTAACCAACCCCCAGCAAACCCGCTGGGGGCTTTTTTAACCCTAATTCTGAGGATCCTATGAACCAATACAAAACCGACCTGCTGGCCTTCATCGAGCGCCGCGCACTGAGCGAAGCCCGCACCGCTGGCCTGCTAGGCGTGCCCGTGTTCACGCTGCGCAAGTGGACAGCCGGCCACCGCTCACCCAGCGCCGCCGCGGTGCAGCTGCTGGCCGTGCTCGGCACACTCGAAGCCATTGCGCCCGACGTGCTGGCCGCGCTCACGCCGCCCGACGCCGCCCCCACCAAGGGCGCCGGACGGCCTAAGAAACTAAGTCTTAAGGCATCGAACTAAGGCTTCGAACTAAACTATTGACTAAGGAATCGAACCATGAAACGAATCACAATTCCCATTACCGGCAACCTTGACAACATCAAACTCAAAATAAAAGAGGATCAAGGTATCGACATGAGTTATGCCCAAACTGTAGACTTTTTAATCCACTTCTACAAAAAGCACAACGGCATGACTAATCCAATTACCCAGTGGAGGGGTAAATAATGTGGCCATTCCCACCATTTCCTAACCCACTCGACAAGGGCACAAAGCAGCCTAAGTTCAACCCTGATAACTATGAGGACGCACCAATATGAACAAAGACGAAGAACGATTACACATGATTACCGAGCAATTACTCCTTGTTCGGGACAATTTATTTCGTGGCATGAGTAAGTCTATTCAAAAGTTACAAGCCCGAAGCATCAACGAAGTTTTGGAGTTGCCAAACTATACACAATCACCACAGCGCACATGGGTAGGGCTAACAGCCGATGAGATGGAAAGTCTTTATCAACAGGCAACCTATATGGACGATACCGATCACATTCACATGCTGATGATGGCTGAAGCCAAACTCAAGGAAAAGAACACATGAACATCGTAATGTATACAAAATCAAACTGCCCCAACTGCACGTCTGCAAAGATGGTGCTACAGATGGCCAATCTTGACTTCGTCGAGGTAGACGTGGAATTAGGAGCACGGTGGCAGAACCTTTTGAAAGAGTTTCCCGACGCCCGTCAAATGCCCCAAATCTTCATCAATGACCAGCGAGTCGGCGGGCTTGCAGGGTTGCAAGCTGCACTGAAGCAAATAAAAGGGGCCGAAGCCCCCTAATTCAATCTAGCAACTCAGCCCCGTGAACACGGGGTTTTTCTTTTCTGGACAGCCTGTAGATCTCATCGAGCTGGCGCTGCTTGGCATCAATGACAGCCTTGCGGTGATCCTTGAACTGCACAGCCAGCGCAGGGTTGATAGCCCACTGAGCGTGATGCTGGTTCTCCCGTGTGCCGTCATCCATTCGCATGACCCACCTGCCCTGCTCCAATGGATACATGGCCCCGTAGATCATTTGGTCTTGCTGCCACACGTTAACCTTCTCGATCTGTCTGCGGGCTGACCGCTTGATCTCAGCCAGCGTGATAGTGGGTTCATCGGCGTGCTGGATAATGTAGTCACGCAGCCAGGTATCGAAGTTGGACGTGCCGCT